AAAGATGCCACCAAGGTAAGCGTCACCATAAACAATTGGCACGCTGTTAGTTGTTGCAGGGGGTACTTGTTGACGAACGCCATTATCTACAGGTTGGTTAGCACCAGAAGAACTAAACACACGCGACACAATTAACGAAACAGCAAAGTTAATGGCGAATCGCGCCACAAACATTGTTCCAATTTGTGCGGCTGTGTAATTCATTGCCGCAAGAATAAGTGACGATGGCATTTTCAGTCCCTAAAAAAAGTTGCTTCAAGCATTTTGTAACCACGCTTTGTATAGTCTATCAAAGGCGAATTTGCCATCACAGTTGTGCAGACAAAATCAATCCTTTTAGTGTTCAGCATATCTTGTGCAAGTTCATCAAACTTTACCCACAATCTGCCACCAATAGATTTGTTTCTATGTTCAGGCATAACCCACCACGCTAGTTCGCGCAATTCCAAAACTTTAGGACACCAAACATTTTGAGTAATGATTGCGGCAATCATGCCCCTGTGGTCATCATCAATCAAAATAAATCCACGCCCACTTAACATTTGAAAAATCAACTGCCCAACATGGTCTGCGTTATGTGTCTCAGAATTGGATAAAACAGGGATAGGCGCTTCTTTTGCATACTCTCGCATCATCCATACCAAAACTGGGATATCTTGTCTTGTAGCCTGTCTTATCATGTCTTACATACCATCACTTGCGTAGCCTGAATCTGATGGTGCGTTTGTTGCAGATTGACTACCCTGAACAGGTGGTGAACCAAAGTCAAAATAGGTTGATGCAATAACAGGCACTCTATCCATGCTTGTATCGCTAGGATAAAAATTCTTCCAAACAGATGGATTGGTTTTTAAGCCGCTGATTCGGTTTTGCAAGATGGTGCGAAATGATGAACAACTGATTGAACAAGTTGCCACACGCGAACGCATCTGTTCGTTCCAATCTTCAGTAACTGAAAAGTTACCTACATAACCTTGGTAACGCTTAAAGAACTGCAAAGTTGGTGAAGTGATGATTTGATTGTTTGAATCAAAGAAGCCGCGCCAAACTTCTACCAATGAACCTTTAATATCTGCGCCAAGAATGACTGCCACATTAGCGCCATCAACACCTGTCAATGAAATAGCCAAATCACCACTTGTCGCTTTTGTTTCGCGCTTGATGTCGCCAATACTTAACAGGCTACCTAAGTTGCTGAAAGTAATGCCACCAACTGTGATTGGTGAAGCGGCATTACAAAAAGTATATGTCGCACTAGCGGTTGTCAATTTAATGAACTCGCCATAGTTTATTGATGGGCTACTTAAAGCCGCTATTGTTGTACTCATCCTATAATGTCCTCACGAAAAACGAAAGGTGAATCCCATTGAACAAACGCACCATTTGTCATTGGGTTAAGTGTATATGTTGGGCATGATTCTGCCAATACATAAAAGGTGCAAGCAGAACCAACAGCAGTCAAAGTTCCTGTGCTTGGTGTTCCAATGACAGGGCGATGCAATGTAACAGAAACTGTTGATGCAGAACCACGCAAAACATCTGTCGTAACTTTGTAAGGGTACAAACCTAGTTGCAAAAAGTCGCCTGCTTTAAAAACAAAATCGCTTGATGAAACAGAAGGCAAGTTGCCAACAGTAATTGTTGTTGAGTTAGCCGCAGGCACACTAGCCAAGGTCAGCGCGTTTGCTTGCACAGTTGACAGGCTACCCTGATAAGAAGTAAACCAAGAAAGGTTTGTGCTTGCAAACGAAATTGTTTCAGGCAGTTGCCTATCTTTGTTGTCAATCGCTTGAATTACATTTCGCACTTGCGGGTAATACAAATAATTGTGTGGCTGTACAGTAAACACCCAAGGCACAGATGTTAGATATTGTGCAACCCTGACTTGACCTGAACGGCTAACTTGTTGACCAACAGTTCTGCGGTTGTTAACAGTCATTGACTGCTGAATATCAAAGATGGTCTGAAAAGACATTCTTAGGTTCTCCCAAAATTTGTAGCGAGATTTTTCTCACCATATTTATTAGCCGCCCAAATAGCGTTTGAACTACCTAATAGCCTGTCTTCAAATGACTTAGTGTCAATCGCGTTGATGTAGTTGTTGGTGACATTGGTTGTGCCACCTACGCCTGATAGGGCATGGTTAGGAATGATTGTTCCTGCGGTGCGGGGGACGAACAACTCCGGTCCCCTCTCGCCCACCACACTAACCTGACCAACCACAGGGTTGCCCCCATCTGCGTAGCCCGGCATCCCCATCACCGCGGCAGGCTGTGACATATTGCCACCACCAAGCAATGAAGCCAAAAACCTTGTCGCCATTGCCTTCATTTGTATGGCAATAATGTCTTGAATGATGCTTCTTGCTAAGTCTTTAAAACTTAACTTACCAGTACGAACAAAACTATCAATTGCAGATTCCATGTTTCCCATCAAAGAATCAAAAGCCTTTGCACCAAGTTCTAATTCTGTAGGCATATCGCGCAAAAACTTCTGTGCTTGTTTCATCACTCCTTCTTGCGCTGTTCCATCGCGTTGGGCTTTTACTGACTGATTTTGCGCCCTCAAATAACGCTCAGTTGCATTTGCCAAAGCGTTTTCTTGGCTAACTAAATATTCTTTTGTTTGCTCATCTAATAAATTGTTGCGTTGAATTTCTTTAATGTTTTCCAAACGCTTTTGTTCTGCTAAATACAATTCTCTAACTAGAAAAATATCTTCAGACCTCATATTTTGCGTTGCTATATCAAGGCTTAAAAGGTCTTGTTTAATTTTTAAAGCGTGTTCATCGCTTTCAATTCTTTTTAAAGAATCAGTAAAGGCATTGTTTTCCTTGCCTGCAACATCCAACATAATTTTGTCTAGGCGTTGCAATTCTTTGTAATACTTTTCTAATGCACGCAATCTTTCTTTTTCAGCGGCTTCTGCTTTTCGTTGGCGTTCTTTTTCACCAGAATCTGTAACAGCGCGTCCACTAAATGATGAAGGTTTTTTTGATGAAGTTGGCGCAGAAGGATTCATTACGCTTGATTCAAACGCATCTAGTGCCGCGCGTTCTTTAAGAACCTTTTTTATGTAGGCATCGTTTTCGGCTTCAGCAGTTGCCCAATTTTTGTTAATTAAATTGTCAATGTATTTGCCGATTGCAAAGATTTCGCCAAAAATAGTTTTAACGACATACAGCACATTAGCGGCAACAACTGCTACTGTTTGAAAAACAATTTTGAAAGCATTGCCAAAATCATTTGTTTCGCCATTCAATTCCTTGATGTAATCAGCAAACGCCTTGAGTGCCGGACCCACCTCGGTCGCAATAACCAACATAACACTTCGTGCAGATTGCGCCAAAACATCGTACATTTCTGCCGCTTGTTTAATTGCTTCTTCTTGCTGTTCTGTTATTTTGTTGGCTTCTGCCATTTGTTCAGCAAAACTAACCATGTCCACGCCTTTGGCGGCTTTGGAAAATATTTCCATTGCCTTGGCATTACGCGTTACTGGGTCTTCAATTTTTGATAGGTTAGCAACTAACTTATTCAATAATTCTTCTTGGGAAAGTTTGCCTAAGTCTTTTAAAGAAACTCCCAATGTGGCGGCAGTTTTTTGCGCTTTTTCTGAACCTTCAGCGGCTTCATCAATAAACTTTGCAAACGCAGAAAGCATCTTGCCTGCGTTGTCTGCTTTGCCACCTGAGTTTGCTAAAGCGTCAGAAAGTTTAAGCACAGTACCAATTGCAACTTCATTGGCTTGTGCAACATCTGCTAATTCGTCAGCATAATTTAAAGCCGCGGCAGTAGCGGCAACCAATGCGGTTGCGCCCATCTTGCCAAACTTTTCTGCGGTTTGGCTAAACTGTTCTAACTTCTTACCCGCGGCTTCAATCCCTCTATTAAATTCCGCAGTATCTAGACCAAGGTTTACACCAAGGCGGGCAATCATATTAGCCATCTTTTACCCCAAACTTTGTTTTATCAAATCCTTGCGCCTGTGACATAAATGCCAAAAGGCTATCATTTACCGCGTCTTTTTTCTGTTCATCAGACAAGGGCGGGTAGATGTAATCATACGCACTACCCAAAATGTTGGCTAGTTTATATGGTGGCGAATTTGGGGAACGCATATAGTTAAACACCCCATTTGTCAGGGTTGCTATTTGCGTCAG